GGGACTTTCTATCGCTATCGCAAGATAAGTGAGGATTTCGCACATCCGGAGATAAGCATGAATATTGATAAATACAAACTTTGTTTAGCTCAATCACAAGCTGGAATTGCACGCTATCTCAAGGATGAGAACGGATGGANCGAAGCAAATGAAACATTAAAAACAGCATATGGAGTCAAGCATGAATGCAAAGCAGAAATACATAAAACAGCAAATATTCGCCCTACTGCGCGAGTCTGACATGACTGATAAACAAATAGACGAATTAGTTGCTGATTGGAAATTTAAGCAGCAATGCGAAAAGACAAATCGAATTCTTCGGCAAGTTAATTCTCGTAGAGCATACGCATTCACGTAAGGATGAACCATGAGAATTCAAATATATAGCCCTGACCCTAAGTTTGATATTGGAGAAATGGCTATTGATATTTATAACGAGATTGACGGAGAGGAACTTCAGCAACTATCGGAATCAACCAAGGATAGGATTCTAAAGAAAATACAGGATGTATTGGAAGAGAGGCTTATTCAATGAACGAAGGTATTTATTACGACATTTCAAATGAAGACTATCACCATGGATTAGGTATTAGTAAGTCACAACTTGACCTGATAGATGAATCTCCGGCTGATTTTATATGGCATAGGGATGCGCCAGTAGATAACGAAAAAACAAAAGCTCTAGATTTTGGCACGGCTTTGCATTGCTTATTGCTAGAGCCTGATGAATTTCAAAAAAGATTTAGAGTTGCGCCAGAAGTAAATCGTAGAACCAATGCAGGGAAAGAGCAAGAAAAGGAATTTCTTGAAATGTGTGAAAAGGAAAATATCACACCAATTACCAATGAAGATAACAGGAAGTTATCACTCATGAAAGATAGCGCGATGGCTCACCCAATAGCTCGATGGTGCTTGGAGGCAAAAGGAATCGCTGAAAGCAGCATCTATTGGAAAGACAAGGATACGGACATTCTTTGTCGTTGTAGACCGGACAAGTTAATCGAAGAGCATCATTGGCTAGTTGATGTAAAAAGCACTGCCGACATACAGAAGTTTGAACGCTCTATGTATGAGTACCGATATCACGTGCAGGACTCTTTCTATTCGGATGGATATAAGTCACTAACGGGTGAAATGCCTGTTTTTGTTTTTCTTGCCGTAAGCACAACCATTAATTGCGGGCGTTATCCAGTCAGAGTGTTCGTATTAGATGAACAAGCCAAATCCGTTGGTCGCACCTCTTATAAGCAAAACTTATTCACATATGCAGAATGCCTTAAAACTGACGAATGGGCAGGCATTCGCACACTGTCACTGCCTCACTGGGCTAAGGAATTAAAGCATGAGCACACCACCGCTAGCTAAATCTGATTTACAGAAGACACAAGGAACAGAAGTAAAAATAAAAACTAATGAACAAAAACTCGTAGAGTTTATTAATCAGCCGGGAATGAAAGCTCAATTAGCAGCGGCATTACCTAAACATATCACATCTGACCGCATGATTAGAATTGTCAGTACCGAGATTCGCAAAACTCCCTCTCTCGCAAATTGTGATATTCAAAGTTTTATTGGTGCTGTCGTTCAATGCTCACAATTAGGATTAGAGCCAGGTAATGCATTAGGTCATGCCTACCTTCTGCCTTTCGGTAATGGTAAGTCAGATAACGGTCAACAAAATGTTCAGCTCATCATTGGCTACCGAGGCATGATTGATTTAGCAAGGCGTTCAGGTCAAATCATCAGTATATCCGCCAGAACAGTGCGACAAAGCGATAACTTTCATTTTGAATACGGATTAAATGAAAACTTAACTCATATACCCAAAGGAAATGAAGATTCACCAATTACCCATGTTTATGCTGTTGCTAGGTTAAAAGATGGAGGTGTTCAATTCGAGGTTATGACCTATAACCAAATAGAAAAAGTTCGTAATTTAAGTAAAGCGGGTAAAAATGGACCATGGGTTACCCACTGGGAGGAGATGGCAAAGAAAACAGTCATTCGCCGACTTTTTAAATACTTACCTGTTTCCATCGAGATGCAAAAAGCCGTCATACTTGACGAAAAGGCAGAGGCAAATATAGAACAAGAGCACTCTGCAATTTTTGAGGCTGAATTTGAAGAGGTAGACAGCAATGGCAATTAACCTATTCATCGTTACAGCGCACTTAGGGAAAGACTGTGAGCAACGATGGACGCCAAACGGAAAAGCGGTTGCATCATTCAATCTCCCTGTAAAGCAGGGCTACGGTGAGCATGAAAAAACATCGTGGGTTATCTGTAAGATGTTTGGAGTTAAAGCTGAAAAACTTCCTCAATACTTAACAAAAGGAACAAAAGTTACGGTCACTGGTGAGTTCGTCATGGAGGAATGGACGACCCCAAATGGGGAGAAAAAATCAGCGCCAGTACTCATTGTTGATAAAATTGAGTTTGGCAATAATCAGGCAGTAAGCCAACAGCCAGCACGACAACCTCAACAGCCACAGCAGCAAGCTCCACAGAATGAGCCACCAATGAATTGGGATGACGAAATCCCCTTTGCCCCTATCGGACTCCCCTATCCTCGCCACGCTATTTACGTAATTTAACAATGTAATATTTGCAGGAATGTAAACAGGAGATAGAAATGAACATTAAGCAATTACAGCAACAAATTCATCAGCAAAATAAAGAGGCTGGATGGTGGGACAATCCTCGTGAAAAAGGAACTTTACTCTGCCTTATTCATTCCGAAATCAGTGAGGCAATGGAGGGTGAACGCAAAAATTTAATGGATAACCATTTACCACATAGGAAAATGGCTGAAGTTGAACTTGCTGATGCTGTTATTCGTATTTTGGATTATGCCGAAGCCTTTGGCTATGACATTGAAAGCGCCATTAATGAAAAGCTCGAATACAACAAACATCGCGCAGACCATCAACGTGAAAACCGCGCAAAGGAAGGTGGTAAGCAATTCTAATTTAACGCGCAGGGATGCAATGAAGAGGAATGAATATGAAAGACAGAATCAAGTTTAACGATGCAATGTTAGCGGCTGTCATGGATGGCAGAAAAACGCAGACACGTAGACCGATTGAGCCACAGCCTAAAGTAACCGAGGAAGAGTTACGAAACCTTGGTGCATGGCAAGATGGTTACACACTATCCGAGCAAGTATGTGCAGCATGGAGGCATGGTTTTGTTGATGTTGATTGCCCATATGGTGAGGTTGGCGACATCATCAACGCTGCTGACAAGGACGGTAATATCAAAGGGAAAATTGAAATTACTGATGTTTGGTTGCAACAGATTCAAGAAATATCACCTAGCGATGCGATAGCTGAAGGAATAAAAGCTGGTCGTTATGGAAATGAAGGCAACTGGTTAGTAGGATTTTATATTCCAAACATCAATCAGCCATATATAACCGCAAAAAATGCATTCAAAGAATTATGGTCATCGATATATGGCATTAGTAGTTGGAGAAATAACGAATGGTCGTGGGTAATTGAGCTTAAAAAGGTGGAGTGATGGATAAATCAAGGCAGCAATTTGAAGAGTGGCGCAGTAAGAATAAATCATCAACGATAAATCTATTCGATGTATGGCAAGCATCACGCGAGAGTTTAATTAATAGCTTGGAGCCTGTTGGTTATATTGATAACGCTGAATCTATTGACCTTGAACATGGTCGAGTTTGTTATTTATATAAAGACTGTATCGATAAAATTAATATTCCACTCTACCGCCTAGATAAATAACCATGCAAATAATCGGATATGTATTACTCATGCTAATAATCGGATATGTATTACTCATGCTAATACAGGGTTCTGCTGTGCCTGTTACAGAGCAAATATACACACAGCAAGAATGCGAGAGCCGTGCCATGCAGATAATGCAGGCGCGAGATGTTGAGATAGTTTGTAGGGAGGTAATGAGAAAATGGATAAATTAAGAGAGAGAATAATAGAAGTTCTTCAATGTAATCAGCTTACCACTGACGAAATATATCACTTATGCAGCCCTGATTATTCAAGGAGTCAGGTTAGTTGTATTATTAGTCACTTAGAAGCAGGCGGGATTATTAAGAAAAACACTTGTGAATATTGGGAATTAATCAATGAATAAATACACCGAACTTTCTGACTTCGAGATTAATAAAAAGGTTGCTGAGAAATTAGGAATTAGATTCACTCCAAGAAATGGAGTTTTAATCTTGTCGGCAACAAAGTTATTCGCCCCCTGCAACAACCCATCTGATGCAATGCCGATTATTATTGATAATAAGATAGGGCTATCACCAATGTACCATTCTAATAAATGGACAGCTGACAGCCTTGATTATGACTTTATCTCAGTAAATAAAAACCCATACCGCGCAGCTATGGAATTATTTTTATTAATGAAGGATGCGGAAAACAACAATGAAACAAGTTCAAGCAATAACGACGCTGGTATTAATTGATGGTATTACGTATCAAATAGCATTACCAAAACAATATGTACATCTTCAGGCAAAGCAAGCGCTGATGTTCGCTCAAGAGTTCGGTGGTTTAATTATTCCATGTAAGTTTACTGACATAAAGCCAATGGAAGCCGATGGATTGCCTTTTAATATTAGTGATAGCAAGGATGAAGGCTGACTACGGAGGTAGCCATACACCAAAGGAATTGCGTGATAGATGGCAAACTCCCCTACCTTTATTTACAGCATTGGACGCTGAATTCGGTTTCTATTTAGATGCCGCAGCCGATAAAAATAACCATCTTTGTGCTCATTACCTAACCGAAAAAGACGACTCGCTAAATTGTGATTGGGAAAGTTATGGGGCTATATTCTGCAATCCCCCTTATAGTGAAATTCAGCCTTGGATTAATAAAGCCGCTGAGCAATGTAAAAAGCAATTACAGCCTGTCGTGATGTTAATTCCTTCAGATACATCTGTAGGTTGGTTTAATTCTGCACTAGAAACAGTTGATGAGGTGAGGTTAATTACAGGAGGACGAATATCATTTATCAATGCCGGTACAAACAAACCAGTTAACGGAAATAACAAAGGGTCAATGCTTTTAATATGGCGACCGTATATTAAACCACGAAAGATAATTAGCACTGTCGATAGAGATGAATTAATAAATATCGGCAATCAAATATTAAATGAATGGAAAATAGCGTAAGTGAATTATGCTAGAACTAGTTAGAAATATTCTTATTGACTCAAAATAGTACATTACCAAAAGAGAATAACATAATGCATTGGTTAGTTTAATTTATCAAGTTAATTATGTATCTAATATCCATCAGCATTTAATTGAGCCAGTTAGCGACGATATCTAATTTTTAAATCTATATGCGATAGATAATGAGAGTATATATGAATACAGTATTTTTATTAATGGCTGAATTTGAAACTTCACAAATTCCATTGGCGACAATAGCAGAGAAATATTTAAAAATGAGCTCAACAACTGCGGAAAGAAAAGCTAATGCTGGAGAGTTGCCTATTCCTACATATAGATTAAATGACAGCCAAAAGTCACCAAGAATAATCCATGTTAACGATTTAGCGGAGTACATCGACCGCCAAAGAAATGATGCAGTAGCAGAATTTAAGCGAACTAAATAGTAAGGGGCTGGATATTCCAGCACCCCTATAGCACCCCTAAGAACGCTAACCTACTGTTTTAATGAATCACTCCATCCACTCAGTGTGGAAAACGCCTTCTTTATCAGTACGTTTATAAGTATGAGCACCAAAGTAGTCACGCTGCGCTTGAATTAAGTTCGCAGGCAGCACCGCTGATCGGTAGCTATCGTAGTAAGAGATAGCCGCTGAGAATGTTGGTGTTGGGATACCGTTTTGAACACCGTAGCAGACAACATCACGCAGAGCTTGTTGGTACTCATCTGCGATTTGCTTGAAGTAAGGTGCTAACAGTAGGTTTGCGATCTGTGCATTGTCATTGTATGCATCAGTGATTTTTTGCAGGAACTGCGCACGGATGATACAGCCAGCACGGAAGATTTTCGCGATTTCGCCGTAGTTCAGATCCCAGTTGTACTCATCTGACGCTGCTTTCAATTGCTGGAAGCCTTGAGCGTAAGAAACGATTTTACCTAAGTAAAGTGCACGGCGTACTTTCTCGATAAAGACTTTTTTATCGCCTTCAACCGTTTTCAGTACTGGGCCAGTTAAAACTTTAGATGCGGCAACACGTTGGTCTTTCAGGAAAGAGATATAACGCGCAAAGACAGATTCAGTGATCAACGTCAGTGGGATGCCAAGATCTAAAGCGCTTTGGCTAGTCCATTTACCTGTACCTTTGTTAGCCGCTTCATCTAAAATTACATCAACCAGATATTTACCTTCTTCATCTTTTTTCTTGAAGATATCCGCTGTAATTTCAATTAAGTAGCTGCTCAGTTCGCCTTGGTTCCATTCGGCGAACGTTTCCGCCAGCTCTTCATTGCTCAGGTTCAGAGAACCTTTTAATAAAGAGTAAGCTTCAGCGATTAATTGCATGTCACCGTATTCAATACCGTTGTGAACCATTTTCACATAATGACCGGCTCCGTCTGGACCAATGTAAGTCACACACGGTTCGCCTTCCGCTTTCGCTGCAATCTCTTTTAAGATTGGGGCAACTAATTCGTACGCTTCTTTTTGCCCACCAGGCATGATTGAAGGGCCTTTCAGTGCGCCTTCTTCACCACCGGAAACACCTGTACCGATGAAGTTGAATCCTTGTTCTGACAATTCGCGATTACGGCGGATAGTGTCTTTGTACAGCGTGTTACCACCATCGATTAAAATGTCGCCTTTGTCTAAATGTGGCGTTAATGCAGCAATAGTTTTGTCTGTTGCTTCACCCGCTTTAACCATCAACAGGATGCGGCGTGGTTTTTCCAGAGAGTCGACAAACTCTTCAATCGTGTAGTTGGGAACTAATTTTTTCCCTGGATTTTCGGCAATGACTTCATCAGTTTTATCTTTTGAACGGTTAAAAATAGAGACTGAATAACCGCGACTTTCGATGTTCAGGGCTAAGTTGCGACCCATGACCGCCATTCCGACAACACCAATCTGCTGCTTTGACAT